GATTTTGTTTCATAGCAGATTGTCTATTAATTTCATCTAACACATATGATTGGTATGGATTATAAAACTGTTGAATATTAGGAGCACCCATCGCTGCTTGTGTTCCTGTTATTGCTTGGCCAACTGCTTGGCCTCCTACCCCAGTTTGACCTGCCTGTGTTATGGCGGCTTGTTCTAATGGAGATAAACCTTGTACTTGTATATCAGGAATAGAGATAGGAGTTTGTGCTGTTTGACGAGCAATATCCATTAACTCCAGTTTACGTTCTTCAATACCTGGAGCTTCTCTTATAAATTGTGTTGTTGTATCTGGAGCTGGTGCTGGAGCTGAACCTCCACCGCCTCCTCCACCAAAGACGCTTCCCATTATTTAATCTCCTTTACAAATTCTATATTTTTCATTTTGTATCCGTGTCTGTCTCCTAATTTTTTCCAACCAGGTCTAGCTAGTATTGCTATTCTATCACAATCATTAGCTTTTGCTAACTCTTCAATAGATAAAGTTACTTGGTCTTCCCAAAGTTCTCTTTGTGCACCAGCTAATAAAACAACTTCACATTGTCTCTTTTGTGCGTGATCCGTGATCCGTGTAACAAACACACCATACACTTTACTTTCAAGACCATCCTCAGATCCAAACATAATAAACAATTGCATATAGCCTTGTTTAATATCTTCTTTTAAATCAGCTTCAGTTAATAAATCACCAGAATGTCTTAAACCTTGAATAACCATTAATTTTAAAAGTCCCCAGTATCTGTCTACCTCATCTTTTTTGATAGGCATAACATCAACACCAACTCTAGTTAACGGTTTTTTTGCCGTTGAATAAGTCATATAATCTTTTCATTTTCTTTTGTTGATCGTAGAAAAACTCAGCACCTTTTTTTCTCATTTCTTTTTCGTCTTTTGGACTTGCACCCATAAGAATACCAGCACCTAAAATTCCGTCTGTTCTTGTAACAAATTCACCATCAGCAAGTTGTGCTAAAATTGTATCTTCGTCTTTGTTAGCACCATCAGTATGATCTGCTACATAACCATTTGCTCTTTTATAATTATTAGCATCGTTTTCATCATGCGTAGATTTAACTGGCATACCACCTTCAGAAAATTTAGCTATTTCTACTAAACCACCTGTGTTCATAGTTTTAAGAGCCATGCCGTATGGGCCGAATCTTTCTTCTCCAACATACTTAACATTTTCTTCTGGTATGTAATCTAGTTTAGGTTGTTCAACTGTTTGACCTGTTGTTGGATCTTGTACAAAAAATTGTCTACTTCTATATAAATCTGGGTAAGCAACGTTGTATGTAAATTGGGCTCTTTGATATGGTTCAGGTTTATATGCACCAGAAGCAAAAGCTCCTAATCCTGCAAGTCCACCAATTGTTGCAGCTTGTTGTCCTGTAGACATTCCTTTAAATCCACTGATAGCTCTTTGAAATATATTACCACCAGTAGTTGGAGCTGCAGCTCTTGTAGTCATACCTAATTCTGCAGGCCCTGTTAAACCTGCTGCACCTGCTTGTGTACCGCCTGCAGCAATTTTTCCAGAAGTTAATGCTGAACCTTGAGATGCACCAATATTTGATAACCCCATTTGTTGTCCAAGATATTGGCCACCATAGTATCCACCAGCAGCACCTAATGCACCACCTATAAGACCGCCTACTCCACCGCCTCTTTCTTTACCTGCTTTGTAGCCTTTGTAGCCACCGTATAATGCTAATGCTATTGCTAAAGGGTTTGCCATAATAAAAATTTTTTCCTATTTTAAGTGATTTTATCTTATTTATCTGTGCTAATCAACTCATCTGCAAATCGACCTGTATACTGATGTTCTCCTACATGAGTTATATAATCAAATATCCAAGCATAACATTTACCCCCTATGTCTTTCCATCTCTTACAGAAAGCAAAATCTTCACCTAAATAAGTATGTTTTTCTTGGTCAAATTGAGTATCAAAAAAGTTCCACATATGAGGTAGTCTTTCATTCTTTCCATTAATTACTTGGTCTTGATCAATTCTAAGGTGAGGATATTTTTCAATCATTTTATCAAACACTTCTCTTTTTATCATCATAAAACCAGTTGGTGAATGAGTTACTTCTATAATTCCATCTTTTATTTTAATTGCATTGTTATCAGGTACTTTCATAGGATATCTATAAAAAGCTTTATTACGAATATCCTGTGCAGTTTTTAATTTACCTTCACCAAATAACTTTAAAGCTTTGTCCCAATTCATATCTTTTAATGGATAAGGTATTGATATTATATCCTTATCACAGGCAACTAATCTTTCAGCTGCACCTGCATTAAAAGAGATATCAGAATCAATAAATAATAAGTGAGTTGAATCAGATTCTAAAAATGCAGAGACACACATGTTTCTTCCTTGTGTAACTAAAGAAGATTTCATTAAATGAAATCGTACTCCTATCTTTTTTCTCCAACATTCTTTTTGTAATTCTAATAAAGATTGAGTATAATGAATTGAACATTCACTATGTACTGGTGTTGCAACAAATAATTTAATTTTAGGATCTACTTTAGGTTCGTTGTCCGTGGCTCGTGGTTCTTGGTCAAACCATATCGGTTCATGATTTTGCATCTAAAGCTCCTTTTAAAAATTGTGTCCATTCATGTTTTCTATTTTCCCAATTATAAAATTTTCTGTAAAAACCCATTTGTGATCTTTGTAATTCTTTCATTCCCTCTGTATGTAATTGTAATGCAATACCTTCTATAGCATACGCAAATGCTCTAGCTAAATTTTTATAATCATTACTATACTGAACATAAGTCGGCCACTCAGAACAGGTTTCAAACAATGCTCCATAATTAGTTACAATTCCATGTAATCCAAAAGACAACGCTTCAATAGCTGATATACAAGATGTCTCTTCCCAAATATTTGGATAAGCATAAATATGGTAGTCTTTCATATTATGCATGATTTCTTCGTTCGTTGCATAACCTTTATAAACTACATTTTTTAATTGTTTAGCTTGTTCATATAAAGGTTTATACATTTCATCATTTCTTTGTTGAAAATTATCTCCATATATTTTTGTAGATGAATACACATGACATTTAATTAAGGGGTTTTTAACGAGTTGCATTGCACCTAATAATACAGATAAACCTCTCCAAGGAGTTGATGTAAAAACTAAATTTATTGGATCTCCTTTTTTATATTCGTTTATAACATTTGGAAATTTTTCTATAGCATTTTTAATAACAACACATTTATTAGAGGGTACATTAAACATCATTCTATATTTTTCAGCACACCAATGACTATTAAAAACATACCAATCATATTTATTATGGTTTGATTTATCTTTAAACCAGGGAGCTACATTTGGTTGATCGTAAGAATTTTGTATCCAAAGGATATTTATTTTGGTTTTAGACAACTCATGTTTTTCAGGAACAGAAGTTGTTATTTGAAATTTATTTAATAATTCATTATCTACATGTTTGCACAGTAGATTATACTGTAGTTCAGTTCCGCCAATGGGATTCATAAATTATTTTTTTATAGTATCACCTTTAGTATGTAAAGAGGCAACTGTAATTTCTAGGTCTTGTCTAAAATCATCAGCGGTTGTATCTGTATTTGGATCAGCTACATCTGCATCAAATGCCGCCTTGTCAGCATAGACAGTTCCTGTTCTTTTATTTTTTACAATCTCTTTAGCTATTGCAGGTATTCTTGGTAAATCTGTCATTGTATATTAATGTAATACATTTTAAGTAATTATGCAAGTATATTTAACCATTGTGAACCCCTAATGAAAAAACAATTCTTGGAGTCAAACCAATAACTTGATGAATCTCACCTTTATTGATTCTTATAATATCACCTTGTTTAAGTATGTATTTTTCTTTGTTTACTATGTAAACAGTTTCTCCATAAAGATTATACAAGAATACATCATATCCATCTTTATGAATTATCGAAGAGGCTCCTTGTGTAAAACCTACAAATAAATCTAAATCTAATTTACAATTAATAAGATTAAAATCTTTGATTATTTTATTAATTAAATTAGTAAAAAATTCATCTTGATGAACATTTTTTATTTGATAGGTAGCTTGTAAAATATGTAAGTTTAAATAATTTCCACTCAATTTAGAAGAATAATTATTAGTTGAAAGTAACTCTGTTAATTTGTTAAAATCTAAAAATAAATTATCGTATGATCTTTTTATTCTTTCTTCCATTAGGTTTTTTCTTTTAAATTAAAAGCTACAGAAACTCTTTCAACGTTTGATTTAAAGGGAGCTACGTAATGAGGTAGATTATGAGGAAATATAAATAAATCACCTCTTTTTGGAAAGAAACCCTTTTGAGTAATAAAAGAATCTATTGGTTGTGACATTACAAATCTAATTTCTCCAGGCCCATCACTCTCTAAATCTTTATTTCCTTTAAAATTTAAGTTTTCATTTTTTATTTCATCTGGAATAGACAAAAATAACACACCAGAAGAAACACAATCATTATGGGTGTGTATAGGATTAAAATCTCCCGCCTTCATATAGTTAACCCAAGAACTCGTGATGTAAAAATCTATATCAGACCCATAAAATTGTCGATAAGAATTTTTGTATAAATCAAAATAAGAATTTAAAATGTATTCAAGTTTACTACGGTTTATTTTAAATTCATCATTTATGTGCCCTACTAATTTTTTTCTATGATTGTAATTGTCATTTCTATGACAAAGACTTTCTATTTCCTTTAAATTTTTTTCTTGTAATTCAGTATGAAAAAGTAAGGGGCCAAAAAAATAAAATTTTGAATTCATTATTGTATATTTATGGTTAATGATAATTTATTTTCTTTTTTATCTAATACTTGATGTAATGTATTTTTAGGTATTATACAAGTGTCTTTTGCTTTCATTATAAATGTTTTTCCATCAATTTTCCATTCTGAATTACCGTATATTTGTTTTACAATTACATCATACCCATGTTTGTGGTAATCAAAACTTGGTTTTTTTCCTGGTTTTGAAAAGTAAAAATTTCCATTAATTTTAAGTCCTGTAACATCTGTTAATTTTTTATTTATTTCTCTTAAATTATTATTTAAATCTAATACGTTTGAAATGACGGTAGTAAATCCTAAATCATAAAACTTTTTCCATTTTTCAAAATCTAAAAAATTATCTAAATTAAAAAAATGATTTGATTCAAGAAAATCATTTTGACATAATATTTCTACAGAAGGTTGTCCCCACGGATATCTAAAAGGCCATCTTTTTGATATTTTTAAAAAGTTAAGTACATCTTCTTCATTTATATCTACATCAATAGATTTTACTATTGAATCTAACTCATTTAAATCTATCATCTCCCTTGTCGATTATATTTCTTAAAATCTCTTTTTTCATTTTTATTTAGATTTTTCTTATGTCGACCTGGACGCTTCCTAGGTTTTGGTCTTGGTACGAAGTGTGTAAATTTTTGTTTAGCCATTTGATAATCCTATATTAAAAGATATAGAAATTCTAGACAAGTCTTCATAATGCGGATTAACCATATGTCTCATACAAGATGGAAACAATAATAATAAACCTTTTTGGGGTTTTATTTGAAAATGATCTATAAAATAATTAGAATCTAAAAAATCATTTAAACCACTTGTACCAAATGAATTATCTTTGTAAAAAACTATTTCACCATTTTTTTGAGGAACGTTTAAATAATAAACACCTGAAAAATCAGAATTTGGATGTATATGTGGAGCATTATAACAATCTTTTTCATTACTGTTTATCCATAAATTTTTTATAAAAATTTTGAATTTTCTTCTAAATTTAAAATTGTTGAGAATTAATTCATGACATTTTTTTAAAATGCTATTACAAATAATTTCATTTTTTATGGGTTGTGTTTGGAATCCTCCTTTATTTGAAAGAGCAACACCATTATTTTTTTCTTTTTCTATTGAAAGAATATTAATAATTTCTTTATCTAATTCATCATCAATAAAATTTTCTGATAAAATTATTTCTTGAAAAATTTCAGCTTTAGCCATTTTGATCTTCTCTAGAGATTTCTAATATTGAACACACTGCTGTTACATTAGTAGTGTCATTTGTCTCTAAAGTCAACGCATCACTTTCTTCTAAAATAATTGGGCCTTTAGCAATATTACAAATAGTAGGCCCTGATATATTTGCGTACGCAATTAAATTTGAAGTATTAGAATCTGAACTATCATTAATTTTAGCTTGTACAATTTTAGACCCACCAGATGTGGTTACTTGTATATTTTGAATAATAGCTCTTGCATTACTTGGAGCAGTATAAACAGATACTGCTGCTGTAGTTGTTCCTGCAAAGAATGCGTTTTTATAAATATTTGCCATTATGTTAAATCAACCCATTTTAATGTACCACAGATGTCATCTCCATTTGATGCACCTTTAGCACATAGTGTTAATGTATCAGAAGTACCAGAAATTGTCTGCCCTAATTGATACTCAAAATTAAAACCGTCTTGTGCAAACTGTAAATTATTTGCACCTTTACCAGATAAATATGCTTGTCCAACAATTGTCCCACCTGTAATTGTTGTAGTTCCTGTTAAATCATATTCTACATTATCTGAATAACTTGTATATGAAAATGCAGTAGATGGTGTAGCGTTTAGTCTAAGTTCTATTTGAAAATCAGAATTAGAAATAGCTGATGCTGCAATATCTATTGGCACAATAACAGCATAAGGTCTTGATGATTTTAATCTTATGGTTGCTAAGTTATAATAAGTTCCTGCTGTTGTTAAATTAACACCACCAAGAGATGCTGTCCCTATTGATTGTCTAAGTCCTCCAGGAGCATACCCTCCTTCAATCATTGTAGTTGAACACACTTGTTGTAGTACCGCTGTACCAGATATAGTGCCAGTTGTTTCTATTTCATATCGAATAGGTAAGTTTGCAGATTGCATATAAACAGTTGATAAATTATTTGCATTTAAAAATGTATGAGCCACAATAAATTTACCATCTATTACAAAACCAACTCTAACCGAACCCATACCCAACCATTCAAAATCCATAAATAAAATAGTAGCTTTAGTTGGATCTAATGTATAACCACTAGCTCCTGTGCCATCTAACTTATCTCCGTTCCAAGCTGACTGTGCAATTGGATCATCAACAGATGCACCAGATGTATAACTTCTTCTTACAATTTGATAACCTGTTCCTGTATCTTCAAAAAATATTCCATTGTTTGCATCAAACATTCCAACTCTTTGTTCTAAATTTTCTTCTTGTGCATTCATTACAAATGTATTTAAATTTAATAATGATTTACCTGGTTGATAAGTCATTACTCTTTTAGATTGTCTAATAACTTTATCACCACTAGCTGTGGTTACATTTAAATTAACTGTAGATTTATTAGCTGTGTATGTAACTGTTCCTGATCCAGTTAAGTCTTCATCAAATAAATTATTTTTAGATAATATGTTTGTTGAATCAAATATAGTAAGTGGATTAGATACTCTTAATCTTCCAAATGCATCATAAGCAGTAGAGCCATCTCCGCCACCAATTACAGTTGGTTCTACATTGACGTTGTTACATCCTTGAGACACTAACAACCTCCTCTACTTAAAAACCAAGTTTGTCTTTCTACCTGTTGTTTGAGCTCTTCTTGAAATGTTGTGTTTAATTGATCTTTAACTGTACGAATTGCTTGAGCTATTTGTCTTTGGTTTTCTTCAGTATATACTGGTGTAGGTTCTGGAATATTTACATTTACTTTTGCCATTATCTCATTCCATCAGGTTGTACATCTGCTCTAAAAGTTCCAAATCTCCAATTTTGATCTGTTGATGTATTTGCAATTTTTAAATTAGCAAATCTTGATCTTGCTCTTGTATCAACTTTCTCTGTCGAATTATTAATTGTAAAAGGGCCGAGGGGCGAGGAGCTTGAAGTTGCTGACGGGTAACGTCTTAAATTTATTGTCACTTGAGCATCTCCAGTTAGTAATTTAAAGTCGGGTACAAATCTTCTCATGCTCATGAAAAATTGACCATCGCCTCCAGTTGATAAATCAAAATCTCCAGATTGTATAAATGCAGGAATTGCTGTTTTATTACCTGCAGAGTCTACTTCATTATTACCAATTTCGTGAGCATAATAAGTAGTAGCACCATTTAAATTTGAAACGCCTTGAATAGTTGGAAACGAAGGAGTTCCTGATGAATTGTATTCTGTAGCATATGGATTATCGTATAATGTTGCATCTGCCCATGTCGTTCTTGCTAATGATCCTGTTGTCCAAACTTGTTCTGCAAAATTATAAGTTACTACTCTATCTATATTGTCTGATCCGTTTTTAGGATAAAACCAAGATATTTCTTCATAAAGATGATTTATACTTGAGTAAATTATTTCACCGTTTGTATAGTTAATACCTAAGTTATCTCCTTTATTTGTAAATACGAAATCTTCTACTAAACATGGAACTGATTTAACTGTACCATCATAAACAAAGAATCCTCCTGCTTGGCCCATCCACCAAACAGCTCCGTTAGCGTATGTTAATGCATGTTGTCCAATTAAACCACAATTACTTCCTACTTGTCTTATTGAAAAAGTAAATGGAGGCCCTACAAATTGCATAACGTAAGCAGATGTATCCGTAAGTATTAAAATATAATCTTTTGCTTTTACAGCACCTACAATTTTAATACCAGAATCTAGTCTAAATGTACCTGCCGTATTTACTGAAGTAGGTGTGTAGTCACTAATACTTTCTTGATCAGAAAATCTAATAAACATTCTATCTTGAGTATTTGCTGTGCCTATAGTTGTTTCAGTTCCTAACATAATAAGATGTCTATCTCTTTCTGAAACAATAGACATAACTGAATTTGTAGGAGCTCCACTTACAACAGTAGCTCTAGTTTGTAATGCTGAAGCTGAAGTGTTAATTGGATCCCATTCAAATGTTTTTCCGTTTTTTATGGTAGCTATTAATTTTTGTCCCCAATTATCTAACGACCATGATGCAGGTTCTAAAGTAACAGATCCTGTAATTGAAGCTTGTCCCCAAGCAGTAAAATACTCTACAGACGCACCATCAGAATGAGCTGATCTTGTTCCAGAAACATCTCTTGTAATACCTGTTAAATCATTTCCAGAAATACCTGTATAAGAAATAAATTCTGCCCCTACTTTAATAGTTCCGCTTGTTGGTAATCCAGCCACAGAATTAAGTGTTATAGATGTTCCAACTCCTCCAGTTCCATTCGTGTCATCAAGTAAAGCACCATTTAAAGTTTGAATTACAGAAGAAGATCCACCCCAAGACGATGTTCCCCAACCGTATCCAGCAGCAACTGTCAATGGGCCAACTTTGACATAAGGATTTATTGTTGCAGAACCACTAGCGGAAGTAGTTGCTGATGCAGCTGAAGCCATTGTTATTGTAAAAGTATCGTTTGTAGGAACGGATACAACTTCAAAAGTATTTGTTTCAAAATCTGCTGCTACATATCCTGCACCTGAAGGTGGAGTTACAGAAGTAAATGTAAATAAATCGCCAACTAATAAATCGTGTGCTGTTTTATTGACTGTGACTGTTGCTGAAGTATTTGTAGTATCAAAAGTAGCTCCTGTGATAGCTGTATCTAAAGGTGTTATGTCAAAGAATCCACCTTCATAATAAATAAATAAACCTCTGTTTGTACCTAAGGCTGCATATCTTCTTCCGTCTAAGTCTGCCCATACATGTTGATCTCTAACAGCTCCGACTAATGTTTGAGAAGTAATTTGTTGCCATCCACCTATTTTTTCAGGTAATCCATATCTAAACCTTACAAAGTCACCATCTGTCCACTGCCCTTCAGCACCAACTTGAGTAACTTGTTTATTAAATCCAGGCCTTATTTGTACATTTGTTAATGGCATGGCTCATTATACCTTATATTCTATTCTATTTAAAGTTAAGGCTTATTTAGATTCTATCTCAGTATTATCATAGGTTAAAAGATTTCCCAAAGAAGGATCTTTTTCAACTATTTTTCTATGAAATTCACCTACTACTCTAGATAACACATTAATAAAATGCTTTGAATTTTTTAAGTCTAATTCAAGACATTTTTTATCATTCATAATTTTTAATTCATCTTCACTGAAGTGAATTTGCATCATATCTTTATCAAAATTAAATTTCATGTTGACCTAAATAATTCCTTCTGTCGTAAATATAATTTTTAAATTTACCATCCTTTTTAACATAATGTAGAAATATTTGAAAGGCATGATCACCATCATACTCATTTCTCCAATGTTTAAATTTAGATCCTTGATATAAAAGACCATCCCCTTTTTCAATAATTACTTCTTCTCCATCAATAAATAAAGGCCAAGTTTTATCTTGACTCACAGTTATACTCACAGTGTACTCACATGATTCTCTGTCGGTGTGTGGACTAAGTGAAGAAAATTTTGTGTAAAGTCTCCAATACGTATAGGCTGGAAGAAGTTGTGTTTTTAATTTATCTTCAATTATTTTTTGTTTTGTTAGCAATAAAGCATCAGTAATTTCTGAACCATAACATCTTGTTTCCCCAAGTTGAGTTTGTTCTGTATCAAAATTATTACTGTTATTTCTATGAAATATTTTTGCATAATTCCACAGTAAATTAATTTCAGAAGAAGATAAAATATCTTTTATGTAAATAAATTTATTCAATTCACCCATGATACTATAACAAATCTAGTTCCCTTAGTTACTGTTTGTGCTGCATGTGGAAACAAGTAATTACTAGGCCAAATTACAAATTTTCCAACCTCTGGTTTAACTTCTTTAATTTTTGTTTTTCCATCTGGTTCATAAAAAAACAGACTTCCACCTTCATAATCATTATTTAAGAAAATTATTACAGAAAATTCTCTAGGTGCTGCTACAGCATTATTATCATGATGAACTTTATAAAAACCTCCTTCTTCATACTTTAAAATACTTACTTCTATTACTTTATGTAAATTAACAG